CGGTCGCGTTCGTGGAACAGCGCCTGGGCCTGCTTAATCTGCTGCTGGTTCACGGGTAGCCCTCCAGAGGCTCACGGTGGCCGCCCCACTGCTCTGGCAGCGTGCAGGCCGAGACCTCAATGGCGTAGAGCTTGGCAGGCACCTGCATGGAGCCGACCTCAAAGCCTGGCGCCGCGACGTAGATCGTCTGCAGCGTATTCCGGCACTCCCAGGTTCGGGTGACGTAGCCTGAGCCAGTGCCGACCAGGAAAACCACCAGCAGCGCCGGCAGCCAGCGCAAAGCGAATCGAGCCTGTTTCATCCGTGCGCCCTCCGCACTCGGCGCTGAATCTGCCGGCGATCCCGGCCATCCACCAGAGCGCCGATCCGGCGGAAGAAATAGGCGCCGCAGAAGATTGTGTGACCGACCACCAGCGCGCTCGCCATGCTGTTGTTGATCAGCTTCCAGGGCTCCGTCAGCCACAGGGCCATGTGCGCCAGCACGTACAGGGTCGAGGCCGTAACGATGAACATCACCTCGGTCCGGTCGTCTTGGCGGAACCGGTTGCCGTTGGCGGCGAACCAGACGCACCGGGCGATAACCAGGCCGTAGGCCAGAACGGCGGCAATGGAGATCAGCAGCATCAGTTGGCTCCAGGCGGGTTGAACCGCTCTATCGCGCCCTTCACCTTTACTTCAAGCATTCCCAGCACGGGGTAGGCGCAGAACCCGAGCACCATCAGGTAGCCCGAGCGGTATTCGTTGGTCATGGGGATGAAGTAGCCCGACACCTTGCCGACGAAAAAGGCCGTCAGGAACTTGATGGCGAAGCTCTTCGCGGAGAACCGCATCTCGGTTGTCGGCGGCCAGAAGTAGCTGATCACGCCGCCGAAGCCGCCGAGGAATCCAGGCATGCACCAGAGCAGGATGGATTCGAGCATCTGGTCCACTGGCACACCTCAAATAAATACTACGTTCGTGTTGTACATACTACACACGGGTAGTATACTGACCCCATCAACACAACGAGATGAGGTGATGAAAGGAAGCGAGTTCAGACGGTGGTTGAAAGCCCAAGGGGTGAAGATCGAGAAGGGCAAAGGCGGTAGCCACTTCAAAGTCACCGCTCCAAACGGCAACACGACGACCTTTCCGGATCACGGCGCTAAAGAGATGAAAGAGCCGACCCGGAAAGCAATCATCAAACAACTGGGGCTCTGAGAGCCCCCTTCGCCGTTTCAGCAGCGCACTGCATCGCCAGTACCAGGCCACAGGAGGCCACCATGTACAGCTACGCTATTCGATTCGAAACCGACGATACCCCCGGCCTGGCCGTGTTCTGCCGCGACCTGCCGGAGTTCAACAGCTACGGCGACGACGAGGCGCATGCCCTACGCGAGGCCGTGGACGGCATCGAGACCACCCTGTCGATCTACGTCGACCAGCGTCGCGCCATCCCCCAGGCCAGCCCGGCAGAGCCTGGCGAGCTTGTCGTGCACCTGCCGGTAGCGACCGTGGCGAAGATCGAGCTGTGGAACGCTATGGTCGAGCGCGGTATGCGCAAGGCCGATCTGCGGCGCCTGCTGGGCGTTGCCCAGAACACCAGCGACCGGCTCGTCGACTTCCTCCATGCCTCGAAGATCGAAGCGCTGGAGCAGGCCCTGGCCGCACTTGGGCGCCGCCTGGTCGTCAGCTCGGTGGCAGCGTGACCATTCCGCACGAGGTGGTCGGTTACATGATCATTGGAGGCATGACCTCGGTAGGCGCTTGGCGTAGGCACCTAGGGCTGTCTACGGCCGAGGTGGCCGCCCGCCTAGACATCAGCCAGCACCACTATGCCCAGCAGGAGCAGGATAGAAACCTACCTCGGCCTGCCCTCGATAAGATCGCGGCAGCGCTGGGTATTTCACTGGATTTGCTGGACGTGTAAGGAAATGCTCCCAATTGCACCGGTTACGCTGGATCGAAGCGTAACCATCGCAGGCAGACTGCGCCTTCAGTGGACGAGAGATAGAGTGATGCGCAACGAAGAACAGCGGCTCAGGCTGCTCTCCTATGTCCAGGCGTTTTTCCCATCCAATTTCGAGGTGACGCTGAGGCGAAGCCTCAAGGACCCAGATGATTGGGTGCTCACAGTTCGGGACACCATTGCCGGAATCGCAGCGACCTACGAAGGATCGGCGCTATCGATTTTGGACATCTGCTCAATGGGAAATATCGCCGAGGAACTGTGCTGTAGGCTGAACGAGCGAGCGTCGCGGCGACGGAAAGCGATCAGTTAGGAAATGATGCCGGCGCTTCCCCGGCGGGCAGATGTTGTCGTCCCAGCCGTTCGCGACTTCGTGGGACGCATGGGCGCTGCCACCATGCTTAGATCAGGGGGCCGGGCCCGCGTCCGGCTTGAGGGAGTAGTAGTCCCGTTGGGCTGAGCATTCCCCTGAAACGAAAAAGCCCCGGCACAAGGCCAGGGCTTCGGAGTCGCCTGCATCTTCATCACGCGCAGAATCGACAAGATAGGGAAATATTCGCTCAACCGCTCACCGCCGTCAAGCAGCAATGTGAACCAGTAGCCCTTCTTCTTCGATGATCGCCTCTGCCCTGCGTAGCGCCTGAGTCACCAGCTCCTCGCAGCGCTTGCCTATGCCACCGCGCCACCGGCGGCGGGTCTGCTCGGGACGAGCATCCGGATCCCAACTGTTCATGCAGTAGAAGGCGCTGGGCAATACGATCATGTCGGTGGAGCGGCGCCCCTCTACTCCGCGCAGCGCGGGGATCGCCCAGGCGGTGACCGCCTTCGATACGAACAGCCGTGGAGCTGGGGACTCGATGCGCGGGATGAGGAAGCCAATGGCATCGACCTTGCGCGCCTTGTGAGTGCTGTACTTGGCCACCAGCACGGACCAGTCCAGGGCGGATAGCTGACGGTGCAGCCGGGCGTGCAGCAGGCAGTCCATGTCGCGCTGCTCCTGCGGGTTCAGGCCGCTACCGGAGCGCGCCTCGGGATACCCGGCATCGTAGAGCTTCTGCCAGGCCTGCTTGCTGGTGTTGTCGATGGTCTCGGCGGACAGGCAGCGGACCACTGCGCTCAGGGTGTCACGGTAGTAGCTCATGGTCAGTCTCCGGTGTAGTGCGAGCCGTGCGGGCCGCGTCGGTTGCTCGATTCGTAAGGCTGCGTCCGCTGCAGGGTGGCTACCTGGCTCTCCAGCCTGGCGATGTAGGCACGTAGCTGGAATGGCGCGTCATCCTTGCCAAGGGACTCGCCGGTGGCCTGGTCGACGAAGCCCGCACCCTCACAGGCTGAGCACTCTATTTCGTAGAACATCGGCTTCACGACGCCGCGCCCGTGACATGTCACACAACGCGAAATCGGCTTCACCTTGCGGGTGAGGTCAGGCCCGTGCTGCTTGCGCATGCGCCCTCCGCTGGATCTCCTCGGTGATCAGGTCCTTCTCGGTCTGGGCGCGTGACATGTCACGTTGCGCTTTTTCTTGCGCTGCCTGATTGATGAGGCTGGAGTCCTTCCAGGCTCGGAACCGATCACCCTGGCCACGGCCTGAGCGGCGACCCTGGGCAGCGGATATGCGACCGAAGCACTGGCTGCGCTGCTCCTCCAGGACGCGCCAGCGCCGGCGCAGCTCTTCATCCGTGGCGGCGGCCAGGCGCTGGACAGACAGGGCAGCCATTTCGGCGATCAGCTCGCGGGCGTTCTCCGGCGCTGCCTGATGGGCCTCGTCGTGGTAGCTCAGGAAGACGACCAGCGAGTGGCCGAGGATCTGCCGGGCCAGGCCGGCCAGGTCTTGTGCTGGGTGGTTCATCGACGGGCCTCGGTCTTGGGCAGAGTCAGGTAGGCGGTGATGGCCTGGCGCGCGTCCTCGAAGCCGTAGCAAACCGTCGCGTAGAAGCCCGCGTCGTTCAGGAGGTGAAGCGTGGCCTGCTGGGCCGGAGAAACGGTGCTCTTGTGAGCGCGGTTGGGCTTGAACTCGATTCGCATGCCGAAGTAGCCGCCGCGTGCCAGGTCGATGCAGATGTCCGGGATGCCAGCCTTCACGCCCTGCCCTTGCAGCTTCTTGGCAGTGATGGCGTCACGCTTACCTCCGTTGGGAACGTGATAGATCAGCTTCGACTCCTTCGGGTACTGCAGGTCGAGCCAGTCGAACAGTTGCTTCTGCTCGATGGCTTCCCAGTCGTTGCGGCGCGCCTTCGGTCGAGTTTCGCGCGGAGCGGACCAAGGCTTGAGTGCGGCGGTCATGCGGCACCTGCTTCGGCCAGCAGGCCATGGCAACGCTGCAGCAGTTCGTCTTGGCTGCCGTAGCGATCCTCGAAGCGGCGCTTCCAGGGGTGCACGGCGATCAGTCCAGGCATCCCGGTTCCATCCTGGTGGTGGCCAGCGCACAGCGGCAGAACGCGCAGGTGGGCGCCGGGCCGGGTGCGGCCGTCGATGTGGTGGATGCTCACGACCGGGTTCAGGCGCCCATCCAGACGGCAGGCGATACAGCCCAGGGCGGCCAAGGCAGTGTGGAAGCGCTTCTCGGCGGCGCTGGGGCTCTTGCCCTTCATTCCGACACCTCGCCAGCAGAGCGCCGGCGCGGGGCCCGGCGCTCGCGCTTCACCGGCTGGGCCAGGTCCTGCTCGCGCAGGTTGATATAGCCCTCGGTATGCGGGACGTCGGGGTGCATGCCCGAGCCGCGGCAGAAGCCCTGGTCGAAGGCCAGGCGCCGGGCGTCGTCGTATTCCTCTTGGGTGAACATCATGCCGACACCTCGACTGCCTGCTGGCGCTCGAAAGAAAAGTCGTGCTGCAGCGGCATCAGGTTCTCCGGCAGCTTGACCACGACTGCGTTATCCAGCTCGATCACCCAGCCGCCCCGCTTGACTTGGCTGCCCAGCCGAAACTCATGGCCGGCGATGGTCACGGTTTCGCCGGGATTGACCCAAACGGCGAGCTGGACCTGGTGCCCGAGCAGGCAGGTGCCGCCTACGACAAGGGCGAGATCACCCGGCTTGAAGTTGTGATTCATGCTGCCTCCTGGGCTTCGCCCATGATCTGGTGGTGCCGCTCGCAGATGGCCTTGGCTTCGTCGAAGGTCGGCACGAACAGGCTGATGAACTCGCCGGAGAAGCTCGGGCGGTACTCGGCCTCGGCGCGGATGAAGACCTTGCTCACCTTGTAGGCGGGGATGGTGTTGCTGATGACGAGGTACTCGCCCTGGGCTTGCCACTTCATGACTTCGCCCTCCGCATCTGCTCGATGGCGGCCAGGGCCTGGGCGCGGCGGTCGTCGAGATCCTGGGTTGCCTGTACGACGGCCTGCTGGCGGCGCTCTTCCTTCTCGCGACGGCTCTTGGCCAGGTCGTCGCGGATGACTGCCAGGCGGGCCTGGACGTCAGCAGTGGCCGGGACTGCGTTGCCAGTGATCAGCCCGGCGATGGCTTGGCCGTTCTTCGTGGGTGCCTCTTGGCCCAGCAGCAGGCGCTGCTCGGCGGCGATAGCAGGGCTGACACGGCCGAGCCGCTCTGCCTGTTCAACGGCGGCGATACGGCGCTGGGCGTCGAAGCCGACGGAGATGCTCCAGCTGACGGGAACCGCGGCGGCTCTCGCCTGCTGCACAAGACGCTCGTAGGTGGACAGGAAGGCCATCCGGGCGCCGACCTTGTCGCCTACCTTCAGGATCGGCGCGGCAGCGGCCATGGCCTGCCGGATCTCCTCCGTCATCACCACGGTCTCGAACTCGTCCGAGGAGGACAGGCCGATACTCCAAGC